TGATGGCAACTCTGGTACAGCTGCAGTTGGACAACGAGTAATCGGTGCAGGCATTTCTGATGGTGGTGAGGTTGTTAAAATTGCAACAGTCACTTCACAGACTGCATTAATACTTGACAAAGCAATCACAGTTGCAGATGATGTGGCACTTGCACTTACAACAGATGCAAACGTAGAGTCTAAAAATCAAGAATACGAAGTAGTTTCTGTTTCATCTAATACTCTAACAATTCGTTTGTTAGATGATCCTGCTGGAGCTGGATTACAAACTGTAATTCCTGACAACTCATACATCACAAGACGTTGGAGATTTTCTGACTTATTTGATGCTGCGCCAGGCACATCTGCTTGGGCAACTGCAAATGGTCGTGGTGAAAAAGATGAAATCCACGTTGCAGTTTATGATACAACTGGTGATATCACTGGTTATGATGTTGATGTTGCAGGACAACGGACAAGTGCAATAATTGAAGTTTTTGCTGCCATGTCAAAGAACTCAGCTGGAAAATCTCCACAAGGGGACAACAACTATTATGCAGATATTATTTTCCGTAAATCAGAATTTATTTACTGGACGGATCATCTCAGTCAAGGTACTAATTGGGGTACAGATATTGCAACTGGTACAGACTACACATTAGTAAGTGAAGTTGTAAGTGATTCACTAACTGGTGGAACAGATGATTATTCTGTTACTGCTGGAGAAATTGAACTTGCATATGATAATTTTGAGGACACAGAAAATCTTGACATCAACCTAGTATTAGGTGGGCCAAGTTCTGGTGTTGCTGATACTGAACTTGGGCATGATACCCACGTAACAATGATTACTGCACTTTGCGAAACTCGTAGGGATTGCGTAGGATTTGTTTCTCCGTATCGGGCTGCAACAGTTGGTGGAACAAGCAACGTAACTATGACTAAAAATGTCAAAGATGCGTTTGATGCATGTCCATCATCATCTTACATGGTATTCGATAGTGGATACAAATACATGTATGACAAGTACAATGATGTTTATCGGTATGTGCCACTGAATGGTGATACAGCTGGTCTTTGTGCTCACACAGATACAGTTGCTGATCCGTGGTTCTCTCCTGCTGGTTATACTCGTGGCAACGTAAGAGGTGCAATTAAACTTTCTTACAACCCACTAAAAGCAGATAGAGACATACTTTATAAATCTAGAATTAATCCAGTGGTTAATTTTCCTGGCCAAGGCGTGGTTCTGTTCGGTGACAAAACTGCTCAAACAAAACCAAGTGCATTTGACCGCATTAACGTCAGACGATTATTCTTGGTTCTTGAGAAAGCAATTGCAACCGCAGCTAAATTTCAACTCTTTGAATTCAACGATGAATTTACAAGGGCACAATTTAGAAACCAAGTAGAACCTTTCTTGCGTGATGTGCAAGGTAGAAGAGGTATTACTGATTTCTCTGTAAAATGTGATGGTACAAATAACACTGGTGAAGTTATTGACCGTAATGAGTTTGTTGGAGATATATACATCAAACCTGCTCGTTCTATCAACTTTATCTCATTAAACTTTATTGCGGTGCGAACTGGCGTATCGTTTAGCGAGGTAGGAGGATAAGTCATGGCTAGTATTAACGATTTTAAAGCAAACTTAATCGGTGGTGGTGCAAGGGCTAATCAGTTCAGAGTAACTATTACCCCTCCGCCAGGCATCGCAATTGGTCTTGATGTTCGTAGAACATCTTTCATGTGTAAAGGAACTAATCTTCCTGCACAAGAACTGACCCCAATCGAAGTTCCCTTTCGTGGCAGAAAAATTTATATTGCTGGAGATAGGGAATTTGGTGAAACTTGGACGACTACATTCATTAACGATACGGACTTTATGATTCGTAACGCAATGGAAAGGTGGTCTAATGGAATCAACGACTTAGCATTAAACACTGGTGTTATTGACCCTGCTGATTATCAGACAGATTTAACTGTTGAACAGTTAGATAGAGATGATACAATTCTAAAGACTTATATTTTTAGAAGTGCATGGCCAGTAACTATTAGTGCGATTGAACTAACTTCAGAAGCAGCTGATGCTCTTGAAGAGTTTGAATGCACATGGAGATATCAACATTTTGAGGCTTCAGGCGTTAACTTTTAGACCTACTAAATAGTATTAATTAGTAGGAGATATTATGGCAGAGTTATTTGGATTCAAAATTCAACGATCAGCTAAGGATTCGGGTGGGGAAACAACTTTCTCCACTCCAACTCCTGATGACGGCACTATAGACGTTGCTGGTGGTGGTTTTTTTGGACAAGTTTTAGACACAGATGGTAGAGAACGAACCGATTTAGATTTAATTCGAAGGTATCGTGATATTGCTCAGCAAGCAGAATGTGATACTGCAATTGAAGATATTATCAATGAGGGTATTGTTGCAAACCAAAACGATGTAGCAGTAGAAATTACTTTAGATCGTGTACCCTATCCAGAAAAAATTAAAAGAAAAATACGTTCAGAATTTCATGAGGTCTTGCGACTTCTTAGTTTTGAACAAAAAGGTCATGACGTTTTTCGCAGATGGTATGTAGATGGTCGTGTATTCTATCACAAAATAATTGATACTAAAAACCCTAGAAGGGGCATTACCGAATTAAGATATATTGATCCTACTAAAATTAAGAAAGTCAGAGAAGTTAAAAAATCATTAGACAAAAAAACTTCAATACAAATGACTGAAAAAATTGAAGAGTATTATATCTATAATGAAAAAGGATTAGCGTCAGCTGGAACTTCTGGAAGTAATCAAGGATTAAAAATTGCTTATGATTCAATTTCATATTGTCCATCTGGTTTAATAGACGGCAATAGTGGACGAGTTCTTTCTTATCTACACAAAGCAATCAAACCTGTTAACCAACTTAGAATGATTGAAGATGCGTTAGTTATCTATCGTATATCAAGAGCGCCAGAAAGACGCATATTCTATATTGATGTTGGTAATCTACCAAAGATTAAAGCAGAACAATATTTAAAAGACGTAATGAATCGTTATCGTAACAAGTTAGTATACGATGCAAGGACAGGTGAGATTAGAGATGATCGAAATCATATGTCTATGTTAGAAGATTTTTGGTTGCCTCGTAGAGAAGGTGGTCGTGGTACAGAGATTACAACTTTGCCAGGCGGCTCTAATCTAGGAGAGATTGATGACATTCAATATTTTCAAAAGAAACTTTACAAGTCTTTGAATGTTCCAATATCTCGTATGGATTCTGATGCTGGATTTTCTTTAGGTAGATCATCAGAGATAACAAGAGATGAATTAAAGTTCACTAAGTTTGTGCAACGTATTCGTAAGAAGTTTGTTCCTTTATTTACAGACATTCTTAAAACGCAGTTGTTATTGAAGGGTGTAATTGCACCAGAAGATTGGCCCGCAATTCAAGAACATATTCAATATGACTTTTTACAAGATGGACATTTTTCAGAGTTAAAAGATGCAGAACTTCTTAATGACAGACTTTCAGCACTTGACGGAATACAATCATATATCGGTACTTTCTTTAGTAAAGAATATGTATTAAAGAAAGTCTTGCGTATGAATGATGCAGAAATTGCTGATATGAATGACCAAATTAGAAAAGAACGTGATACTGATCCTATGGACGGTGGTATTGATGTTCCTGATGGTGGTGACGGAATTACTCGTTATCCACAAGATGGCGCTGGGGGAATAGTAACTCCAGAAGATATGCCAGATTATGAAGACCCAGAACATGATGGCAAACCAGACGATAGCCAAAAATTTGAAAAAGGAGATAACTAATGAGTAGAGAATTTGTAGATGCAATGGCATCAGGAAATAACTTAGGTGCAGAAGAAGTTTTTAAAACTGCAATGTCAACAAAAATTGGAGACACTTTAGAAATTAAACGGTCAGAAGTTGCAAAGACATTTGTGCAACAAGCAAAAGATGAAATTGCAGCCGCTGAAGAAGAAGTAGGTAATGACTAAAAAATTTGAAAGTATGTATTTGTCCGTTGTTGAAAGGGATGAACATAAGAAATCTAAGACGTATCAAAAGCTTTCTCCGAAGATGAAGAACGCAGTTGATCAAATTTTTGGAGTTATGGACTCTAAACCTTCAGATTTCCTAAATACTTTTGATAAAACTATTAAAAACGCATCGAAAAAGTTTAAAGTTCGGGAAAAAGAACTTATGGACTATTTTGAAAAAGAAATGTTATCAATATAGGAGTGAATAATGGCATTCGTAACACAAACATTAGTAGATTCAGATTTTGAACTGATTACTAAAACCACTATTTCTGGAACAAACGCAACAGCAACAAAAATTATAGATGTGTCTGAAGTAGCAGGAGCTGCAACTGCCCCTAGAGTTTCTATTGTTGCTTGTCAGTGGACAGTCAGTTCTGTATTAGAAATTGAATGGGATGCTACAACAAATGTTACATGTATGTCATTAAACACAAACGGTAGTTATAATGCTGGAAG